TCACAGCCCGGCCAGCAGCCGGGCCAGGCGGCGCGGCAGCCCGGGGCCGGTATACTCGAACCCGGCCGTCAGCCGCGTGGTGGCGTGGCGCAGGCGCGGCAGGCGCTCGGACCGGCCCGCCGCCAGCGACGGGGCGCGCCGGATCACCCAGAACGGCGAGCGCAGCCGCGACTGGATCAGCGCGGGGTGCGTGGTGGTGGACGTCGCCCGGTGGCCGAGCCCGCGCCACATGCTCGCCAGCAGCGTCGAGAGCGCGTGGCCGATGCCGACGCCCTGGTAGTCGGGCAGCGTCACGGTGCGGTGCTCGCGGCGAGCCGGCGGGCCGGCGCCCACGAACGGCAGCCAGGCGCTGAAGGCGACCGGCTTGCCCTCCCAGCAGGCCAGGAAGCACGCCGCGGAGCGCACCAGGCCGTGACTCAGATAGTGATGGTGTGAAAATAGCCTCCACGCTTCCGGCCCGCAGCGCCGCACGGCGAGGGTGATGGGTGGCCGGCGTCGAAGCGACCTCCAGGTAAAGGCGTCCCCGAGCCGGTCTTCTGGACCGGCGAGAGCGATACTGGGGCGGTAAACCCAGTCGGGCTGGAGCCAGTCGATGACGTCGTCGTGGCAGCTGACGGCGACGAAGCGCAGCCCCCGGCCGCGCAGCGCCCGCGCCAGGGCGGCGGAGCCGATGCGGGCCACCGTGCGGTCGATGACCGAGGTGTACTCGTCCAGCACGATGAGCGGGCGGCCGGGATCGACCAGCGCCTCGGCGAGCAGGCGGGCGAGCGTGGCGCGGAACTGCTGCCCGGTGGACAGCACGGCGAACGGCCGCAGCCAGACCGGCGGCGAACTGAACCCCACCGCCGACAGCAGCCCTGCCACGTCCTTGATGGACATGCCCGCCGGGAAGCCATCGACCAGGGCGTGCCCTACCGGCCAGGCCAGGTTCGACGACCGGGCCAGCTCGGCGGGCCAGAGGTGGCGAGCGATGGTGGATTTACCGCACCCGGAAGGTCCGGTGATAAGCCCGATGTGCCAGGGCCTCTCCTCCAGCGGCAGGCGCACGGTCCACTCCAGGCGCGACGTGGCCTCGGCGGGCAGGTCGAACAGCCCGCGCAGCTGGGCGACGCGCGGTGTGGCGAGGACGGCGAGCTCGACGGTGATGGTGGCGTGCATGGCGTCAGCTCAGCAGGGCGCGGCAGGATAGGCCCTCGGCGGCGAAGCGCTCGAGGAGCTTCAGTTGCGTCGGCTCGTCGGCGCACTCGACCAGGATGAGGTACTGCTCGACGACGGCCGGCGGGGCGGCCGGCTTGCGCTGCCGCGCCTTCTCCAGGTCGTCCTCCAGCGCGGCGGAGGCGGCGTTGATGGAGCGCCACAGGTTGCCCAGGGCGTCGGAGCGCGTGTCGGTGATTTGGCGCAGCTGCTCCAGGGTGCCCGCGTCGTGCTCGGCCAGCGCGGCCAGGGGGTCGATGCTGAGCAGCAGCTTGCGCGCCTCCTCGTCGGTCACGTCGAGCACCTCGACGTCCACCTCCATGTCGGGGCTCATTTCCTGGCGCAAATGTCCGTCGATGAGCTTGAGCCGGCCGTCGGGCAGTTCGTAGGCCAGCAGGCTGCGGGCGAAGCCGACCTCGGCGTAGAGGTCGGCCAGCGCCTGCCGCTGCGCCGCGGGGTGGCGGCGCGGGTTGAGCTCGTGTGGCACCAGGTCACTTGCGCGGATGCGCACGTGCCTGGCGATCCGCTTGCGGACGTCGGGCGGCCTGGGATTCTCTTGTGACATATCAGCTCCTCTTTCTCACTCAGCGCCGAGCGGCAGCGGCACGTAGGGCCGGCGGTAGTAGACCGCCCACTCCCACTTGCCCAGCGACACCTGGACGCGATACCACTGGTAGTCGTCGAACGTGGTGCCGGGGTAGTAGCAGCGGAAGCAGGGCGCCCCGGCGCGGTCCTTGAAGGTCACCGCCACGCCCCGGCCGGGCAGCCAGCAGACCTCGTAGACCCACGACGACCAGGCGGTGAAGCACTGCTTCGCCGGCTGAATCCCGAAGTCATTGCCGGCGAACGTCCCCCCGCCGGGCGCTGCGGAGAGGTCCAGGCTCAGGGGGTTGCTCGTGGTCGCGCGCCAGGACTGGAACGGGCCTGCCGCGCCGACGTCCACTGCGATCACCGCCGAGCCGCTGGGGAAGGCCAGCATCGAGGCGCTCCAGGTCCCGTCCGCGGCCGTCGTCACCGTCACCGACTGTTCGAGCGTCCCACCGGCGAAGGTGGTGACGGTGACCCCAACCCCGGTAACGCCGTCGTCGCCGGGCTCGCGGATGCCGTCGCCGTTGTGGTCGTGCCAGACGGTGCCGGTAAAGGTCCACTGTGCCATCGGGTATATCCGGATAGGAGCTTCGCGCAGAGAAGGGTGCTCTGGAGTGCGGCGAGGATCGCCGCTTTCCCATTTTCTCTTTTCCGGAGCGGCCGTAGGGAGAAAAGAGAATGCCAAAGCGGGGATGCTCGCCGCACTCCAGAGCACCCTCCCTCCGCGCCCTCTGCCTCTCTGCGCGACACGGCTCAGTGCTAGCTCTGGTTAGTTCCCATCGTCAGCCGGCGGTACGGCTGGAGCAGCGACCGGACCTCCGGCGGCGGCCCGTCGTCGGGCTCCGGCTCCCACGTCTGGCTGACGGCCGTGCCCCCGCTGGGCGCCGTCGTCTGGCTCTTCAGCGTCGGGTCGCGCTTCGTCAGCTGCCAGCGCCGCGCCACCCACACGGCGCACGCCTCCTGCACCGCCTCGGGCACGGTGGCGTAGCCGGCGCTGTACTGCACGCGGAAGTTGTTCACCCCGACCGGCCAGATCAGGTCCTCGGGATGGAGCAGTTCCGGGTCCGTGTAGGGGATGGCGCGCAGCAGCCAGCCTCGCGCGTCCCACTGGTAGCCCTGAAGCTCGTAGGTGTGCATCTTCAGCTCGGCGAAGACGCCCCGGCACGTCATGGCCCCCTGCGACGTCTGGGCCACGCCGTAGCTCCCAGGCACGTACAGGTCGCTCGACGGCCAGAGCCCGTAATCGCCCTGCCCGCCCTGCGCCCCGGCGTCGCCGACGATCTGACCGCTCCAGCCGTTGCCCAGCGCCGTCACCGCGCTCGCCACGGCGGCGATCGTCGGATAGCCCGCCCAGGTGATGCTCGTGTCCAGCACGCGGATGCCGGAGGCCACCCGCACCAGCTCCAGGGCGTCCTTTGTCACCACGACGCGGGCCTGCTGGTTGGTCACCGGGTCGTTGTTGATGACCTTCAGCACGGTCACCGGCCGGTAGCGGACCGACTCGACGGAGAGGATCGGGTATTGCCGGAGAAGCAATCGTCTGTCGCCGGTGCCGTTGTAAAGCTCGTCGTAGCTGCGCGGGAAGAAGTCGCGCCGGCACCACTTGACAATGGCGTCGGAGCAGGCGCCGATCAGGGCGTCGATGGTGCGCTCGTCGCTGCTCTGCACGCCGGTGCAGTTCAGCTTGGCCCGTTCGAGGGAGATCAGGTTCTGCGCGGTCATGGGGTGATCTCCTGCTTCAGGTCGAGGTAGCCGTCGGCCAGGGTCGCCTTCTTGCCCAGGTCGGTCCGGCGCACGTCCCAGACGTACCGGCCGACCGCCAGACCCTTCGTCAAGCCCGACGCGATCGTGAACTGAAACTTACCTCTTGGGCCATCCGTTACGGTTGCTGTGATCGGGAAGCTGTTCTGGGTGTTCCCGCCGAGGGTGTCCTTGAGGGTGAGCTGAATGGTCCAGCCGGTCACGTCCACGTAGGGCGGCACCATGACGAACGCCACCGTGACGTCCTCGCCGCGGAACCACGTCAGATTGCTGGTGATGGACATGACGCTCGCTGGCCTCTCGAACGTGGTCGCCTGGCAGGCGAGCCGCTCGATCACACGCCCCACGGGCGGCGGGAGGCGGTCCGCCTGGCCGGTCCACAGCCGTTGCTGCCGGCTCGGCTTCTTCTTGCACACGTAGCCCGCGAAGAGGAAGTGGACTTTCTGCCTCCACTTGGTCGGCGGCAGTCCGAGCACCTTCGGGCCGGCCCGCCGCCGGATGATGACCGCGAGCGCCATGATCGCTCTCCTCGGTGCAGGGCACCTCGTCGGGGTCACTCCTCCACGATGAGGTTGACGCTGCACGTCTGGGCCTGCGCCGCATTGCAGCGGACGCCCAGCTCGTTGCCGCCCTTGATGTAGATCTCGTCCCCCTGCGGGAAGTAGACCACGAAGGGGATCTGCGGCTGGATCTCCCACGTACGGAGGATGCTGCCGTAGGTGTTGGGCTCCGTGCCGTACGCCGCGAAATACGTGCCCTGTGCCGTCTCGCCCATCTCGTCGTCGAGCTTGACGGGGGTCACGCTCGTCGCCGTGCCAGTCTGCCCGTCTGAGGTGATGCGGGCGATGTCCACCTTGACCGGCGTGTCGGTCGGGCTGGTGGACTTGAAGAAGACTTCCAGCCCCTTCACGCGAAGGCGCTGATTGCTGGGCGCCTTCGCCGTGAGCACCGTCTTGGCGGTGCCACCGCTGAGGCTAACTTCCCCGGAGGGAACGGAAAGATTGAGTGCGGACATATCTCGATTGTGCCTCTCTCTTCGTGATGCTCGAACTTGCCCCATTTCCTCCCTGACCCGATCATGCCCGGCCGCCTGCCCGCGATCCCTGTCACGCTCCCCTTCACCAGCACGATGATGCCGGTGTTGTCGGCCGCGCCGCCCGAGAAGGTCGCGTTGAACGTTCCCGAGGAGCCCGAGCCCGATTGTGTCTTGTAGGCCACATCCAGGCTGTTGCTCATCGCGCCGCCGATCGTTCCCAGGCTCGTCAGGCCGCCATCGGGGACGAAGGCCGCGCTGCTGTTGCCGCAGGCGAAGGCGCACACCACCAGGTCCCCGGCCTGACTGGCGGTCGCCGGCCCGGCGTGCGCCGTGGTCGTGCCGCTGGTGCTCGTGGCCTCCTTGTCGTCGATGGCGGTTCCGTTCTGCACGCTCACCGCGCAGGCATCGGACCGTGACGCGCCGCCGTGCAGCGTCCAGCTCGCAGGCTCGGAGGATGCGATCTTCCACCAGCAGTAAAGGTTGCCGTTGCCCGTGTCGTAGAGGCCGGACACCCCGATACCGCTGAAGCCCGTCGGCGCCGTCGCCGTCGCGCTATAGTTGGCCTGGAAGATCAGCAGCAGGTCGCCGTCAGCCGTGCCCGCCGGCTTGTTGATCGTGTAGTCCCCGCTGTCGGCCCCTGCCGTGCTGCTGCTGCGGTATGCCGGGTTGCCCACGTCAGACCTCCGTGGCCCAGAGGAACTTGCTTAGCTTCGCCGGCCGCAGCTTCAGCCCGAGCAGCGCTGCCGGCGGCGTGCTGTCGGGGTCGAGGCTCTTGTGCTCCAGCACCGCCGCGGGCAGGGACTTGCCGGTGTCGGTGACCATGCCCACGTCCAGGGTGTAGCGGTCGGCCGGATCCTCCACCGCGTAGCGCACGCAGCACACCGTCACCACGCCGGTGACGGGCTCCTCGCCGGCAAACTCCTGGAGCCGGCCGAGCAGGTGCGCCGGCAGCAGCGGCCCCGGCGCCAGCTCGCCCGCCAGGATCGCCTCGGCCACCTCGGTCGGAACCTCCCGCCTCCACTTCTCGCTCTCGGTCTTGGCGGAGAGGGCATAGAGCTCTTCCCGGCCCGGCGCCTCGTAGCAGCGCAGGCGGAGCGTGAGGTAGCGGCGCCCCCTCCGCCGGGCGGCGCGGAGGTCGAAGCGCGCCGTGTCGAAGTAGGTGGTCTTGAGCCGCTGGCCCAGGAAGTGGGGGTCGAACGGCTCGTTGGGCAGCACGTCGTGCAAGAAGTGGGCGGCCGCCGGCAGCTGCTCCGTGCTCACCCACCACGTGGCCAGGTTCCTTCGCATCTGCGGCAGGTCCATGATGCTCTCCCGCGGCCACCGTCGGGCCGGGCGGTTGACAGGGAGCCCACCGCCCGGCCCCGGCCGCCGCTCACGCGGCGATGGGCTCCTCTTCCCAGACCATGCCGAGGTAGATCAGCGGCGAGCTGCTGCCGGTGCTGATGCCCTCGACGGTGTAGCCGCCGCCCGGCTCCAGCACGATGGCCCCATCGACGTCCTCGTAGGCGGTGTTGATGGGGGCGGCGGTGGTCTGCGCCACGGCGTCGTTCTGGGCGGCGAACGGGTACAGCGCCACCGGCGCCGCGTTCAGCGTGCAGTTCTCCAGCAGCGTGGCGACGCTGGCGTTGGCACCGCCGCCGAGGTCGAGGTTCGACGGCGTGCGCGCCGTGCCGGTGGGGATGACGTTTGACTGCGTGGCCGTCGGGCCGTTGATCGTGAAGCCGCAGTGATGCAGCACGCCCGCCCCGAGCGTCCCGGTGGCCGCCTGCGCCACCGTCACCTTCTTGAGGATCAGCCGCTTGCCCGAGCCGACGGGGTTGTACAGCACCAGCGGCGCGGTCGTGGACAGCGCGGTGCCCGGCGAGCGGGCGGTGATGTTGCAGCCGGCGTACATGTTGCCGCGGACGGCGGCCTCCTTGTACTTGCCGTGCGCCTGCTGAACGATGGCCTCGAGGTGCTGCCCGAGGCGGGGTGCCGCGGCCGGCTGGGTGCCGTCGGCGGCGTAGCTGACTCCGACCTGTCCTGCCATTGCTTTTCTCCCTTTCTTGATGGACCGCAGATAGCACCACAAAGGCACAAAGGGCACAAAGAAGACGGCAAGAGCAACCTTCTTCTGTTCCCGTCTCTTCCTCTTCTTTGTGCCCTTTGTGCCTTTGTGGTTATCACTCTTCCGTCGTTCACGCGACGACGTTCTGGGTGCCGACGGCACCGCCGTTGTTGGCGTTGTTGGGCTTGTGCGCGCCCTCGTCGCCGAAGGCCTGCACGCAGACGAGGGTGTTGCTGCCGGCGGTCTCCTTGACCTGGAGGCGGGCGTAGCGCTTGCCGGGGCTGAGCTGGTCGGCGCGCACCTCGAAGGTGAGGACCTGGTTCGAGGTGGTGTTGCCGGTCGAGCTGAGGTTGCTGCCCGAGCTGCCGCTGAAGGGGCTGGCCGCGTCGTTGCTGGGCACGTCGGAGCTGAAGTTGTCCGACGACTCCTGGAGCCAGGCGCTGATGCTGCCGGCGGTGACGGCGCCGATGGTGAGCATGAAGAAGGCGCGGTGGCTCTTCTGCATGTCCACGCCCTGGGTGCTGGCGCGGGCCGTGCCGCCGCTGTTGAGCGTCTGCGGCGGCACGCCGTTGCTGATGGCCAGCCGCTGGGTGATGGTTTCGGTGTACATGGATCTCCTCAGTTCAAGACCACGAACGGCGACACCTGCGTGTTGCCGTCCTGGAGCGTGACGGGCTTCTCCATCCAGGGCTGCCCATCGACCCTTTCAACGACCCTCCATGTCATCTGATTTTTCAGGAAGTTGACGTGCTCGCTCGCGGCGACCTCGAGCTGCTGGCGGTCGCCGATGACGTAGAACTGCGGGTCGAGCAGCATCAGGTCGCCCTTCGTCCCCAGGGCCGGAACCTTCTCGGTGCAGAAGAACGGCCGGCCCAGCAGCGACCAGTTCGGCGTCTTCGTGATGCCCTGGTCGATGCTGATGAAGATCGCCCGGTTGTTGCCGTCCTTCAGCTGGAGGAGCTGCGGGATGATCGACGGCGAGCCGGTCCAGATGGCGCTGTTCCAGCTTCGCGGCAGGAGCTTGCTCCACATGTTCGACACGTCGGCGAACTGGACCTGACTGGCGCCGCTGCGCGTCACCGCCACGGCGGCGCCGCAGCCGAGCATGCCCTGCGGCTTGCCCACGCCGTTGCCCTGGAGGAACGCATACTCCTCGAACCAGGCGATCGCCTTGCCGAACAGCACCTTCAGGAACTTCTCCAGCCCGATGACGCTGTCCTGAAGCAGCACGTTGCTCGACACCGAGTAGCCCGACAGTTCCCAGGCCTTCAGCTCCATCTGCTTGAACTGGGGCTCCGTCTCGGTGCGCGTCTGGGCTTCCGCTGTCCAACTCATCTGCACGCCGCCGAAGAAGGGCGACACGCCGGGCGACTGCTGCGTGGTGATGTCCAGGTAGGGGAACAGCAACGTGGCGCTGGCCATCGGCTGCACGAAGGCGCGCGGCCGGATGAACGTGTCCTCCGCCACAACCTGCATGATGTCCTGATACATCGCCGGGGGCACGATGTAGCCGCCCGCCGCGCCGGACGCCTCGCCCAGCGCAGCCTTGGTGTGCCAGTCCACGAACCGGCTGCCGTAGTGCTTTTCCAGATAGGCGCGGTCGTTCCGCGCCACCGCCAGGGCCCAGTCGCCGAAGTTCTTCTTCGGGTCGCCCTCGCCGCCCTCGCCGAAGAGGAGAGGCACGGCATTCTTGCGGCTGCGCGCCTGGGCGTCGGCGAACTGCTTGAGCGTCTGGGCGATGATGGCGTCGAGCCCGCGGGTGAAGCCATCGAGGGCGCTTTCGATGCCCTTCTGGATGACGGGCGTCAGCGGGTCGTCGCTGACCGGCCGGGCCATGCCGGCCTGCACCAGCGCGTTGCCCTCCTCGGGCGAGAGGTGCAGCCTCTCGCCCGCCTTCTTGCCGAAGCTGTCCTTGATCAACTCAATCCACATAGTTTCATCCCTCGCGGAGGGCTGCGCGCCCTCGCCGTTGGTTTGCCCATGAGACCATCTCCAGGCGCCGGCCGGGACTGGCCCTCAGGCGAGCCCTCTCCCGGCGGATCCCTGATGGCTGTGCACTCCCGGGGGCAGGACTTGCACCTGCGACCGCGCCCTCCCTCCTGCGGCCAGCTCTGCTGCTCCCCGGGCCTCCCTCTACACCCGCCCGCGCAGGCGGTCGCACACCTGCTCCACCCGCCGCACCGCCAGGGCGCCGAAGTCGATGCCCGCCAGCGCCGCCTGCACCGCCCGCTCGACCTCCGACAGCGCCGTGAAGGAGACTGCCTTGCCCGGAGGAAGAGGGCCCGCCTTGGCCGGGTCGCCCTTGGGGTCCAGTCCGGTCAGCCCCAGCGCCCGCAGCATGTCCGCCGGCACCTCCACCCCCTTGCTCACGCTCTCTACCAGGGCGTCCTGGTTGGCCGGCAGGTGCACCACTGCGTACTCCAGCAGCAGCCACTCGTCGAAGATCAGCGTCCCTTCCGGGCAGTCGCGCTCGGCCGCCTCCTTGCGGTCGGCGAAGTGGACCTTCGTGGGTAGGAAGCCGATGCTCTTGCCCTGCAACAGCCCCGCCTGCACCAGGGCGAAGACGCGGTCGGGCGGCCAGGGCTCCGCCCACTCCTGCGGCCGCTCGGGATACTTCGTCTTGGCCTTGATGCCCACCAGGTCGCCGTCCTTGACGCGCTTGCGCCACAGGCTGCGGCCTACCGGCGGCATCCAGTAGGCGTGCCCCAGGGTCACCAGGGGGTTGCTGGCGAACTGGCTGTCGTTCATGCCGCGTGCGACCACCACCTCGCCCTCGCGGTCCAGCGACTCCGTGCTGATCCATGAAACGTCGCTGCGCTCGCCAGGGTTCAGCTCGCTGGGCGCCCGACTCATGATCCTCTGGCGGTACGCATACTCTTTTGTGGCAGGCAGCGTCTTCAGCACCGCCTCCAGGGCCCGCGCCTGCCGGTCGAGCTGGGGGAAGCCCAGCGGTCCCGTCGCCCGGCCGTAGTCTTTCAGGAAGTCAGTCATGGTTGCACGTCCTCGCTTGCTCCGTCGGTTTGCTCGTCGCGGTTGCGGCCAATCTTGGGGGCGCTGGCGTCGGCCCTGCCGGGGAAGTCTGTCCGCGCCCACTGCAAGGGGATCCAGGGCAGATCCCCCCAGTCGGCCCGCTCCAGGCCCTCGCCGCTGCGCACCTCGTTGATCGACAGCACGCCGTACTTGAGGAACAGCTCCAGCTCCTTGAGGTTGTCGTCGAAGTTCTCCGGCACCGGATCCTCGCTTGCGAGGAACAATCTCCCGGAAGGGTCGTACAGCGGCACCAGCTGCTCGTTGAGCTTCTCGTCGCGGCGCTGGAGCCTCGGGCCGATGGCCTTGGCCATGTGCTGGTGCTCGGCCGCCTGGAGGTTGGCCAGGTTGGTCTGCGAGGTCAAGAACGACAGCGGTACGTGGAAACTGTTGGCGATGTCCTCCTTGGTCGCGTTCATGTCGGCCAGGGCCGCCAGGTCGCCGAGCGACTGCTGGAGGAGCTGGACGTTGAGCTTGGTCTCGGCGACGACCACCCGGCCGGTGCCGCCGCGGCGGAAGCGGTCGTTCCACTGCACCTCCAGCCGGTCGCGCTCCTCTTCGCCGAGCACCTGGTCGGGGCTGATGACGGCGGAGGGGATGGCACGGTTCTCGTACACCGCCTTCTTGGTGGCGGCGTAGTCCGAGGCCAGGGCGACCTGCTCGAAGCACGCCCGCAGGGGGCTGAGCCCGGCCGTGTAGGGGTCGCGCGGGTCGGGGTAGCGGAAGAAGATGACCTCGCGCGGGCTGAACCGCTGCTCGTGCGCCCCGCTGCGGTAGACGAAGTAGTCAATCGGGTTGGGGCTGTTCGGGTCGCGCGTCGGCGTCACGTTCTGCGCCGGCAGCGGCCAGATGGCCCGCGGCACGCCCAGCACGTCGTCCAGGTCGAGATACCAGTAGCAGCAGCCATGCAACTCCAGGTAGAGTGTGGTCAACTCCCATAAATCGAAGCCGGAATGAAGCGGGTTGACCTGGCGGAACAGGTCCAGCAGCGGGTGGTCGATGACCTCCTCGATGTGGACGGCGGCCTTGGTGCGCGGCGCCAGCCAGGGGGCGGCGCGGAGCCTTTGCTCCCGGCCCTTGCGCACTGCGGCGGTGGCGCACTTGGGGGCCGGCTCCCCCTTCCGGGTGGCGACGTAGAGCTTGGGCGGGAAGCTGGCGCACACGCTGGCGTTGATGCTGGCACAGGTCCAGGCTGCCCCCTTCAACTCCGCCATCAGCTCATTGGGGCTGGGGTTGCGGCTGCGCTTGAAGGCGTCGATGTACGACGTGCCCGACCACTGCGAGCCGGTCAGCGCCTGGGGGATGCCCTTGGGCCGCAGCCAGCCCGCCAGGCGCAGGAGCCCTTCGGCGAGGAAGCGACGCACGCTCACGACAGCCTCTCCCAGAGATCCTCGTTGTCGATCATGAGCGGGCGGCGCCGGGCCTGCGCAGGCTCGGTGTTGGCGGCTTCCTCGCCGCCCGGGCCGCCGGCCCGCTTGCGCAGCCGCGCGATGAAGCGGGCGTCGAGCCAGGAGACGAGGTAGCGCAGCGCCGCCAGGGCGTGGTTGTTGTCGTCGATGGGCTTCTCCCCCAGGCGCTGCCGGTCCGTGTCGCCGGGGTAACGGTACAGCCTCGCCTCGGCACAGAGGCTCGGGCAGCAGCGGGCGCACACCCGCAGCCGGCCGGTGCGCAGGCGCGCCGTCACCGCGGCGATGCCCAGGCGGATGTCGTTGTCCCCGCCGCGCACCGCCAGGTTGGCGGCGCGCAGCTCGGCGATCTCGGTCGCGCCGGCGGGATCGGCCACCCAGTCCATCCGGCCGACCTGCTTCAAGGCGGCGGCGTGCTCGTGCAAAGGAGTCTGGCGGAGATAGCGCTCTTCCAGGATCCACAGCACATCATCGCGGTCGAGCATGCCCCACACGGCGGCGAACGGGTTGCGCCAGCCGAAGTCGATGCCGCCGACGGCCCTGCCCGTGACGCCGGTCGGGCAGGCCGGCAGCAGGCAGTGCTCGAAGTCGGGGTAGACCAGCCCCTCCAGGGCGCCGAAGCAGCACTCGTACTCCTGCGCGACCCAGCCGTCGCCGAGCGACAGGCGCTCCTGCGCGATGAAGTCCTCGCTGATGCGCGGGCAGTCGCGCCAGGTGACGCGGACCTTCTTCCAGAGACTTTCGGGGCGCTCCCACTCGTGATGGAACCAGCCGCGCTGGCCGAAGGGCGTGGACAGGGCGACGAGCCGCCCCTGGCTGACGGCCAGCATGGGCCGGACGCTGCGATAGAGGTCGTCGCTGACTCTGGCGGCCTCGTCGATGACGAGCAGCGCCGCCTTGCTGAAGCCGCGGATGGTCCCTTCCTTGCCGGGGAGCCCGATGATGCGCGAGTCGTTGGCCAGCTCAAGGCGCGAGACGGTCTGGGCATCGCGCACGGGGGGCACGGGCCGGCCGACGGCGTTGTAGGCGTCGAGGACCTTGCGGAAGAGCTCGTGCGACTGCCGCTGGGTGGGAGACAGCAGCAGGACGAGGGCGCCTGGGCGGAACAGGGCGGTGTGCAGGGCCAGCGCGGCGGTGGTGGTCGATTTGCCCGACTGGCGGCAGCAATTCAGTAGCACGCGGCGGTCGCTCGACAGCAGGAAGTCGCGCTGCCAGGCGTCAGCGTCGAGCCGCTGGGCGGCGAGGAAGTGCGCCGGGTCGAGGGCCAGGGATAGCAGGTGCCGCAGGGTCAT